ATGGGTAATGATATAAGATATTTAAAAACAAAGAGTGAAACTTTTCCATTTACTTATTCATTAAACGTTATGGAAGCATTACAAAATGAATTTGGAAGTTTAAATGAATGGTCAGATATGGTTGAACCAAAAGATGGAAGCGAACCAAAAATAAAAGCATTATTATTCTTTTTTAAAGAAGCTATTAATGAAGGAATAGATATTGAAAATGAAAATAGTGATCAACCAAGAAAATTCGTAAATGAACGAAAAGTTGGAAGAATTATTACTGAATTAGGTGTAAAGACAGTTCTAGAACAATTAAAAGGAACTGTTATTGATGCTGGAAGTAATAATGATACTGAAGTTGATGAAACAAAAAACGTGATTACCACACAGAACCAATAAAAATTGATTTTGTGTGGGTTTTATTTGTAGGAACTACAATTTTAGGATTTTCTGAAAAAGAAGTTGGTCATTGGACATATAAGAAATGGGAAAAATTGTATGACTACTATAAAAGATTTTATAATTTTAAAACTAAAAAAATGTTATATGAATTAGAACCTACTGAAGAAGAACAAATGGAATCTTTGGAATGGTTTAACGATTAAAAAGAAAGGATGGTGATTATATGGCTAAAGGAAGTAATACTTTTGGTGGAACAGTCAAGCTTGATGGTGAATCCGAATATCGTAAGGCATTGTCAAATATAACTGCACAATTAGGTGTTGTTTCAAGTGAAATGAACAAGGTAACTGCTGAATTTGGAAAGAATGATAAATCTATTCAAGGTTTAACTTCAAAGGAAGATGTATTAAATAAGAAACTTGAAGCACAAGAAGATAAAGTAAGAACTTTACGTGGTGCATTGGAACAAGCTAAAGAACAATATGGTGAAACTGATTCAAGAACTTTAAAATGGCAACGTTCATTAAATAATGCAGAAGCAGATGTTATTAAGACAAGAAAAGAAATTGATTCGCTTGGAAAAGAAGTTGAAGATACTGGTAATAAAGCTGAAAAATCTTCAGAAGGTTTTACTGTATTTAAAGGTATTCTTGCAAATCTAGGTGCTGATGCAATAAAGGGTGCTTTAAATGGTGTAAGAAGACTTGGTTCTGCGATGCTTGATATAGGAAAACAAGCAATTCAAAGTTATGCAGATTATGAACAATTAGTTGGTGGTGTAGAAACATTATTTAAAGATAGTTCACAAAAAGTTCAAGAATATGCAAATAATTCATATAAAACTGCTGGATTAAGTGCTAATGAATATATGGAAACAGTTACATCATTTAGTGCATCATTATTACAAAGTTTAAATGGTGATACTGAAAAAAGTGCTGATGTTGCGAATATGGCTATTATTGATATGTCAGATAATGCTAATAAAATGGGTACAAGTATGTCAATGATACAGTCGGCATATCAAGGTTTCGCAAAACAAAACTATACCATGCTTGATAACTTAAAATTAGGTTATGGTGGTACTAAAACTGAAATGGAAAGATTACTTGCAGATGCAGAAAAAATAAGTGGTGTACATTATGATATTTCTAATTTGAATGATGTTTATCAAGCAATTCACGTTATACAAGGTGAACTTGGAATAACTGGTACAACATCAGAAGAAGCATCAAAAACAATTTCAGGATCATTAAATGCGATGAAAGGTGCATGGTCTAATTTATTAACAGGTATTGCAGATGAAAATGCAGATTTCGATACGTTAGTTGGTAATTTAGTTGATAGTGTTATGACATTTGGTGACAACATTTTACCTAGAGTAAAAACTGTTCTTGAAGGTATTGGAAAACTAATAAAAGAATTAGTTCCTAAATTAGCACAAGAATTACCAAGTTTATTACAATCTATATTACCATCATTAATTTCAGGTGTAGTTGATTTAATAAAAGCTTTATCAGATGCTTTACCAAGTTTAATACCTGTTCTTATGAATGGTATTGTTCAAGCATTTACAGGAATAGTTGATATATTACCTGATATATTACAAGCTTTAATTCAAGCAACTGTATTGATAGTTCAATCACTTGCAGAACAATTACCAACTATAATACCACAGTTAATTGATGCAATATTAGAAATGATACCAATGTTAATAGATAACCTTCCATTATTTATAAAAGCTGGATGGCAACTAATAATCGGACTTGCACAAGGACTTTTAAATAGTATACCGACTTTATTGTCATATCTACCAAAAATAGGTTCATCTATGTTGAATTATTTCAAACAATTACCTTCAATGTTTGTTGAAATAGGTGGAAATATAATTAAAGGATTATGGAATGGTATTAAAAATGTTAAAGATTGGTTATTTGATAAAATTAAAGGATTTAAAGATGCAGTACTAAATAAATTCAAAAGTTTCTTTGGTATTAAATCACCTTCAACATTATTTAGGGATGAAGTAGGAACATATCTTGCACAAGGTATTGGTGTTGGATTCACTGATGAAATGAAAAGTGTTGCTGAAGATATGGTTCATGCATTACCTACTGATTTTGATGTAACACCAAATATAACAACTGGATTTAGTAGTAAAAAACAATATTCTGATAATAATGTTGTTTCTGATGAAAATAGGGGTGGTAATTTCACTGCTATTATTAATAATAATTCAAAATACACATCACCATCAGATAATGTTAGAAAGTTAAGACAAGAATATGAATTGTATAGATTAAAATATGGAAAGGTTGGTGCATAATATGGGTTATTTTACAAATAGAAAGAAAATAGTCTGTAAAAATAGTTATGGTTATAAACTAGAATTTGCATATAATTTTCCATTTTTCTTACATGATTATTCAGGAATACATAATTATGATGGTAATGTTGCAACAATAAAAAGTGCATTTGGTGTTGGTGTTTCATATATTGGAACATCTGTTAATTCTAGAAATATTAATTTAACAATTGCATTTAGAGATGACCAAAATGTACAAACAAGAAAAAGTCAGTTATATAATGTTTTTCCTTTAAAGGATCATGGAACTTTATATTATTATGAAGGTGATATTGAAAGGAAAATAAATTATTATGTTGAAAAAGTAACTTTAACAAGAAATACAAATATAATTTATGCAACAGTAAGTTTAATATGTCCTAGTCCTTACTTTATGGATTCAGAAGAAACAATCGCAACATTAAATAACTGGGACAAATTGTTTAAGTTTAAATTGGAAATTCCTGAAGGAACTGGTATTGAATTTGGTCGTAAAAACGAATCTACATCAATTGAAATTGAAAATAATTCACATATAAACTATGGTTTAACAATTGTATTTATAGCAAATGGTGAAGTAGTTAATCCATCACTAAAAAATACACGTACAAATGAAGAAATGAAGTTAAATTATACTTTGGAATTAGGTGAACAGATTGTTGTAACTACATATAACAATGAAAAAGCAATAATACATATTGATTCTAATGGTAATGAAACTAATATAACTAATTCATTAGTATTCGGTACTAAATTCTTACAAGCACCTAATGGTGTAAATAAATATGTTACAAATGCAGATGAAGGTTCATCAAATCTAGATTGTAGTATTAGTTATTACAACTATTATGAAGCAGTATAGGGGTGATTAGATGAAACTTATAGAAAAAGACACACATGTAACTGGTGCTGGAAAAGGTATTGTTTATGTTGATGGTAAATATTATTTGCTATCAGAAAGTCCAGCTAAAGTATGTGTATCTGAAGATTTAGAAAACTGGATTGAATATCAGTTAAATGATAGTTACTTAAAACCATCAAATATAGCATATGGTAATGGTATATTTGTTATTACAGGTGGTGCAGGAACAACAAACAATACATACTATTATTATTCAAAAAATGGTATAAACTGGATTCCTAAAGTTCTTAATACTGGTGAAAATTTTTCAATGCATTCTAACACTTGTAAGTTTATTAATAATAGATTTGTATTTACTACTGGTTATAGAACATCACGTTCTGGTCAACAAATAAGTTCTACAAAACAATTTTATGAAACAACAGATGGTGTAAATGTTACTCGACATGATTATACTATACAAGAATCAAAAAGCACTGCTACTATGGACATTGATTATAAAAATGGAATGTATGTTTCAATAGGTGAACTTGGTTCCATTTTCACTTCTTCAAATCTTATTAACTGGACACGAAGAACATCAGGTGTTGATGTTAAACTGGTTGGTATTTCGTATGGAAAAGGTCAATTTGTAGTAACTGGTGATAAAGGAACAATTTTAACATCTAGTAATGGTATAAATTGGACAAAACAAGATTCAACTACTGATTCATATTTAATTAGATCACGATATGCAAATGGTATGTATATTGCATGTGGTTACAATGGTACTATACTACAATCAATTGATGGTGTTATGTGGCAAGATATAGATGATGGAACTGCTGGTGTTAGATATGGTTTAGCTTATAATAATGAAGATAATGTAATGGTAATTACTGCATATCGTTATTCATCTACTGGTACAATTCCTATATACATATTAAACTTAACCAGAGAATTATCTGCTGATTCAGAAGAAGATTCAACATTATTTTTCTTTGATAAAGAATTAAATATGCTTGGAATAGTCGATTATTTTATTTCATTAAGATGGCGAAGAAAATATTTTGAAGCAGGTGAATTTGAAATTGTTTTACCAGTAAATGATTATGTCATGCAATTTATTGATAAAAATGTATTAGTAATGAGAAACAATTATACTGAAGCAGGAATAATTGAAACAATTGAATTTAGTGATAATGGAACTGATGAAGAATTAATAATTAGTGGTCGATTCTTAAGTTCATTATTAGAAAGAAGAATTGTAAAAAGTAAAATCAATTTTAGTGGAAATACAATTGAAGGTATGAATACAATTGTAAATGCTATGACACCACTTACAGAACAATGGGAAACTGAAGCAGTTACAATGACTTCACCACATATTGATTTTCAAGTTTCTTATAAAAATGTATATGAATATCTATGTAAACTTGCTGAATATTCAAATATAGGTTTTAGGGTAGTTCCAAATGTTGATTCTAAAGTATATATGTTTGAAGCTTGGGAAGGAAAAGATAGAACTTCAGAACAAAGTATTAATGAACAATATTCATTTAGTGATGATAACTATAACATAGAACAAGGAAAACTTGTTATTAGTGAAAAAACTAAAGTAAATTATGTTTTAGTTGGTGGTCAAGGTGAAGATACAAACAGGGTACTTGTTAGTGTTGATGAAGGAATAAGTGGTTTTGATAGATATGAAGTATTTAGTGACCAAAAATCATTAACAAAAGGAAGTTTATCTGATAATGATTATAAAGCTAAATTACGTTCAGTTGGTGAAGGTAAATTATCTGATGGAACATTCCAATTAGAAGTTACTGCACTTGTTCAACAAGATTATAAAGAAAAATGGAATCTTGGTGACATAGTTAATATTAAAAAGGAAAAGTGGGGTGTATATACCACTTATCGAATAATAGAAGTAGAAGAAACTATTGAAGATGGTAAAAAAACAATATACCCAACATTTGGAAGTCCACTTTCAAGTGCATGGGATGATGAATAAGAAAGGAAGGTAAATTATGGCACAAAAATATGGATTTTTTAATTCAGTAAACAACGACAGGGTTTACGATGCATCAGATGTTGCAGGATTCTTAAAAAAGTTCTTCACAAATGGTGTTTTTAATAATAGTTTAGGTGTTAGTGCAAATGATAACATGACTGTTAGTGTTGCAGTTGGTAATGCTAATATAAATGGTTATAGTTATGAAAACACTGAAACATTAGTGCTTGATATAGATGAATCAGATAGTGAACTTGGTAGAATTGATTCAGTTATTGTTAGATTAGATTTAACTAATAGACAAATAACAACAATGATATTAGAAGGAAGTTATTCTTCTGATCCATCACAACCAAGTATTACAAGAACTGGAACAATATATGATTTAAGACTTGCGAATATATCTGTTCCAGCAGGTGCAACAAGAATTACTACTGATATGATAACTGATACAAGATTTGGTGCTGATTGTGGAAATGTAACACAAGCAGTATTAGAATTATCAACTGATGAAATATTCAAGCAATATGAAGCTTGGTTTACTGAATGGTTCGCTAATTTAGAAGACCAACTTGATGATAACCAAGCAGGTCATTTGCAAAATCAAATAAATGACATAAGAATATCACTAGGATTATATAGTGATACATATGATACAACAAGAACATATAATGTTGGTGATTTGACTGTATATGATCATAAAATATATAGTTGCAATACCAATAATACAAGTGGTACATGGAATTCATCAAAATGGGATTTAGTACCAATAATAAATAATAGTTAGAAAGGATGATAAAAATGAGAAAAACTATTGACACGATATTTGAAAATCGTGTAAGCTTAAGCAAGCAAGCAAGCAAGCAAGCAAGCAAGCAAACTATTGTATGCAAAAATTCAAGGATTGGAGGTCTATATATCTAGGACTTTCAATCTTACAAAGAAATGGGGTGACAGATATTTAATATCTAGTCGCTTCGGTGATTATTATGCTTAATGATAATTTATTAAAAGACGTTTACGAATATATTAATAACACTTTATCAACTAAACAAAATATATTAAACTATAATACAGATGGACAGGCAGTTAAAACAGGAAATATAATTGATGGAAAAGAAGAATATATTAAAAGATATTCCTTTAAAAGAACACAAAATTCTGACCAAACAATATCAAAAGATTTAGGTTTCATTCTTAATAATGTTATTATTACTAAAATGGATGGTACTGCTTTGTCAAATTCAAAAAATTGGTTTGATGTTAGTCTAGGTGATTATAGAAACCTTTCAACTTATGCTAATAAGCTATCGTTAGATGATGCTTCAAATAAGATAACTGTTGAAATAAATGTTAATTTTGATACATTATACGTAGATGTTTGTTATATTAATAAAAGTTAAGTATATTGGTATTAAATATCGATTATAATGATTGATGTTAAATTATTATACCCAATAGGTAGTATATACATGAGTATACAAGACACAAATCCAAGTGTCTTTTTTGGTGGAACATGGGAAAGAATTGCTAAAGGTAAAACACTTGTTGGTGTTGATGAAAATGATTCTGATTTCAATGCTAGTTCTAAAACTGGTGGTGAAAAAGAGCATACATTGACAATTGATGAAATGGCAAAACATCAGCATAGATTAACAATCAAAGGTGGTGGAAATATTGGTGCAAGTGGTATTAATTGGACTACTTCATCTGATATGAGATATTATAGTGGTGATATGATAGAAGCAGTTGGTGGAAATCAACCACATAACAATATGCAACCATATTACACATGTTATATTTTTGTACGTACTGCATAAAAATTGAAAGTTCTAGTAAGAAATTACTATGAAAATATTGACAAAAGCAACTGAAGTTGCGACACTTATACATACATACATACATACATACATACATACATACATACATACATACATACATACATACGCAAATTATCAGGAAGGGGGTTCAAGTTACGTACTAGAATCCCTTTATTTAGAATGTGGGGTGATTGGTACTATTTAGTATCAGTTACCTGTGATGTTTATGCTTAATGAATTATTGATTAAGGAATTAAGTAATAAAGTTGATATAAATGCATCTGATATACAAAAAATAAATGATGCAGAAGTATATTCTACAAGTGAAATAAAAACAAATAAAAAATGGATTGATGGAAAACCTATATATAGAAAAGTAATTGATATGGGTATGCTACCTAATACTACTAATAAGAGTGTTAATCACAATTTATCTAATTTTACTATGATAAATGTAGGTGGTGGTGCAGTTAATACGACAAATAATGTATTTTCTCCATTTAGTGGTTTTAATGATGAAGTCTATGTGACATCTACACATGTCATATGGGGAACAAAAGCCAATAGAACTACCTTACATGGTTATGTTATATTAGAATATACAAAAACAACTGATTAAACATCATATAGATACTAATATGTATCGTTATTATGATTAATGAAAAATTAAATAAAAATATATTAGATCTAATAAATGAAAACAAAAATGCAATCAATAATTTGAATGGAAAAGTTATTTATGAAAATAGTTTAGGTGATGATATTGATATTATATGTTCTGATCCTATAAATAATTTTGATTCTTTACGTTTTGATTTTATGCACCAAAAATATTATTCTAGTATAGTCGTTCCTATAATTGATGATAAAGTTCAGATATTTAGTGTTGGTGTACCTGATGCTGGTGCAACAGTTCAATTAATGGTTCAAAGATATACTATAAATGGTAATAAATTGCAATATGATGGAGAGGGCATGGTTAATTTTAATAATCGTACTATAAGTTGGCAAAGTTATGATACAGATATGACAACTTTAAAAGTTCATAAAATTATAGGAATTAAAAGAAATTAATTATAACACATTCTAATTCTAGTATTAACTAGATTAATATGATAAATGATAAATTAACAAAAGACTTACAAGAACAAATTACTGAAAATAAAGATGATATTGCAGGAAATAATATTTATTCTACAAGTGAAACTAATACACATAAAAAATGGGTTAATGGTAAAACAATTTATAGAAAAGTTATTATTACTAATACAATTATTGAAAAAATACCAACAAATATTACTAATTTAGAAGATTTGATTGAAATGAAAATTTTAGTAAGTCAAAAGACAGAAAAGGATTGGCGAAACATTCCTTGGTTATATGCAACTGGTACAACATTATCTGGTGGTACTTGGGCAGGTGGTGTTTTTTACAAAGTTTCAGAAAATGTTTTGTTTTTTCAATTAGGAAATTCTTTAAAAGAAGTTGAAAAGATGATTGCAATTCTAGAATATACAAAAACTACTGATTAGAAGAACTGAAATATGTTCTTCTTTTAATTTTAAAGAAAGGGGAAACTATGGAACAAGAAATATTGATGACAATTTTTAAGTGGGGAATACCAATTGTTTTAACTGGAATTACTACTATGATTGTAAAAATATATAAAGATAATAAAGCAGTGAAACTTGGATTATTATCTATAATTCGCAGTCAAATAGTATCTAAATGTGAAAGTTATCAAAATAAGAAGTATTTACCTGAATATGCAAGATATTGTTTAGAAGATTTATTCGTTCAATATAAAGCACTTGGTGGAAATCATGGTATTGAAATATTAGTAAACAATACATTTGAATTACCAAGTAGAAAGGATGGTGAATAAGATGGGTTTAGAAGAATTAGTTAGTTTAGTTACTATTATTGTAACTTTAATTTTAGGTGTAATTTCTAAAAAGTCACCAAAGATTAAAAATAACTTGATACCAATACAAAACTTATTAATTGGAACAATTGTTGCAATAGTAGAATGGATCATAACTAAAGATTTTAATTCTGCAATAGCTTTAAGTGGTCTTATTGCAGGTGGAACTTATGATATTATACATAATTTAGAAAAATTAATTAGAAAATAAGGAAGGTGAAATTATGGGAAAATTATTTGGAATAGATATATCAGTATGGCAAAGAGATATTAACCTTGCACAAGCAAAAGCTGAAGGTGTAAACTTCACTATAATTCGTGGTGCTTATGGAAATAAAAAGGACACTGCATTTGAAACTTTATATCAACGTGCTAAATCAAATGGTTTAGGTGTTGGTGTTTATTGGTGGACACGTGCAGTAAATGAAGCACAAGCTAGAGAAGAAGCACAAATATTAATTGATAATGTATTAAGGGGAAAACAATTTGAATACCCAATATACATTGATGTAGAAGATAGTCTTTTACAAAATTTAGGTAAAGCAAAAGTAGATGCTATTATAACAAGTGCATTAACAACACTTGAAAAAGCTGGTTATTATGCAGGATTCTATATGAATAGAAATTGGTATAATAATTATTGTAATGGTTCATCACTTGCTAAAAGATTCACTTGTTGGTTAGCACAATGGTCAAGTGCAGAACCAAGTGGATTTCCAATGTGGCAATTTGGTGGTGAAACAAATTATATAAGAACAAACAAAATAGCAGGTGTTACATGCGATCAAGATTATTGTTATGTAGATTTCCCAAGTATTATTAAAAATGGTGGATTTAATGGGTATGGCAAAGGAACACCAAGTCCAGCACCACAACCAGCACCAGGTAGAAAGTCAAATGAAGAACTTGCTAATGAAGTAATTGCAGGTCAATGGGGAAATGGTGATGATAGAAGAAACAGATTAACACAAGCTGGTTATAATTATGATGCAGTTCAATCAATTGTTAATCAAAAATTGGGTGTTAATAGACCAAGTTCACAAACTGTATATACAGTTAGAGCAGGGGACACATTATCTGGAATCGCTAAAAGATATGGAACAACATATCAAAGACTTGCACAAGTTAATAATATTGCTAATCCAAATTTAATATATGTTGGTCAAAAAATAGTAATCAAATAAGACTACTATATAATAAGGAAAGAAAAACTAGGGTTTTTATAACTCTAGTTCTTTTTTTATTTGAAAGGAATTTTATATTAGTATACCAAATGGAATTAATAGGTGTAAAAGGAAGAATTCAATCTAGAATAATTGAAAAAGATGGTAAAAATGAGAATATAATGGAAATTATATGTGAGAAAATAACTTTTTTGTCAAGCAAGAAGGAAGATAAGGCAAATTAGTAAATGAAATTATCAACAATAATTATATTTATACCTAGTTTAGTTCTATGCTGAACTAGGTTTTTATATTAATATTTGCATACTTGATTAGTTGTTTTTATATATTTTTTTTGATATAATTCTTTTAAAATAGGTGATTAAATGGTAGAAGTTAGATTATATGAGAATAATGATTTAAATTCAGTTAATAATATTCTTAGTGAAGCATTTAATATTACAAAAGATAATTTTCATTATGATAATATGGTTGAAATTGTAGCTTGTATTGATGGAGAAGTGTGTGGATATTTATTACTTACTAAAATATTAAATCCAATATTAAATAGATATTATTATTTAGTAGATTATGTATGTGTTTTATCTAAATATAGAAATATTGGTATTGGTAGAAAAATGATGTTGCAGGCAGAAATGATTGCCAGAAGAGAAAAGGCAGTTTATTTACAGTTAACTTGTAGTACTTTTAGAAGAAGTGCTCATAAATTATATGAAGCATGTGGCTATATTAAAAGAGATTCAGATATATTTAGGAGGATGTTAGAGTGA